TTTAAATACCGTCTAATAAATACAACATAATGGTGGAGAGTGAAACCAAATGGCAACAATAGATTTCGTCGTAAAGAACGGCCTCGTAGTGACGGAAGAGGCACAAGTATTAAGCACAACAGATGCATTAAGTTCAACAGACGCTAATGCATCTGTATACACCGCAGGCGGTATAGCAGTAGCAAAAAAAGCTTTTGTTGGAACAACTTTATCAGTAGGCAGTGATGCAACTATAACAGGCGATTTGGCAGTTAATGGCGGCGATTTAACCACTAGCTCAGCTGCATTAAATTTGTTTACTGGACTGGCAACAACAGTAAATTTTGTAAATGATGCAACAACTATCAGCATTGGTAAAGGTGGTGTTGGTACAACTACTCTTAACAATGCTAACACTGTGGTTGATGGTGATTTAGCAGTTAACGGTGGAGATCTTACCACTAGTCAAACAACATTTAATTTATTAAACACCAATGCTACTACTGTAAATTTTGCAGGTGTAGCTACAGGTATTAACGCAGGCACCAGTGCTGCTGGCGCAGTGACGGTCACAGTTGGTCCTGCTGTAACTAATAATACTTTTAAAATATCAAGTACAACTAATGGTGCAGTAAATCTTACATCAGATCTCACCACTGGCACTTTAAATTTATACACCGGTATTACAACTGGTACTATGAATATTGCCACAGGTGGCGCAAGTACTACAAACATTGGCGGCGCAGCAGGCGTATTAAATATTGGAACAACTGCTGGAGATAGCATTTTAGAATTGAGAGGTAATGCTACTACAGGAACAGCAACATTAAGAACTAGTGCAGGTGTTACTACCGCTAACGTTTTTAACACAGTAGCTACTACTGGTAACTTGTTTGGCGCAGGCACCACAATCAACATTGGTGCTAATAGTGGAACACTAACAATTGGTAACCCAACTGTAGTTGGAACACAAACCACTGTTAACTTATGGAATACACAAAGCACTACGGTTAATGCATTTGGTGTTGCCACAGGAGTTAACGTAGCAACTAGTGCCGCTTCAGCAAGTACATTAACTTTTGGTCCTGCCATCACAGCCAACATATTTAAAATTGGATCTGTTGCTGGTGGCACAGTTAATTTAACCAGCGATGTGACCACAGGTACAGTTAATGCGTATACTGGCATTACAACTGGTACTATGAATATTGCCACAGGTGGCGCAAGTACTACAAACATTGGCGGCGCTGCATCATCTGTGAACGTTGGTACAATTGGTGGCGACAGCACACTTACTATAAGAGGAAACAGTACAGGCGGCACAGGCACTATTGCTACTAACGCTGGCACAGCTAGCGTATTCAACGCTGATGCTACTACAATTAATGCCTTTGGTGCCGGCACATCTATTAATATTGGTGCAAATACCGGAACTGTTACTGTTGCTAATCCAACATTAACAATGACTGCTGGAACAACATTCAATATGAATGGTGCTAGCCCAAGTATTGCCAGTTCGAACACTGGCACAGCAAGTATTTTTAATGCTAATATTTCTACAATTAATTTTGGACAAGCAGCCGCAATATCAATGGGCGGTACTAGCTCTAATGTCACTGTAAGAGGAAATTTAGTAGTAAATGGCAACACTACCATCGGCGATGCTTCTGCAGATACTGTTACATTTAATTCAGATACTATATCAGCACCAAATACATTAACTGTCAGCATTGAGGATACATCGAACGTCAGTATAAGTTATCCATTACGGGTTAGACATACTACTTCTAGTTTAGCAGGAATAGGTATTGGTACAGGAATTCAATTTATTGCTGAAAATACCGGCGGCACAAATGCCACAGGCGCCTCAATTGAAATTCTTTCAACTGCCACATCACCTGGCGCAGAAACTTTTGATTTAGTATTAAGAACTATGACTGCTGGCTCAGCAGCCGTGCAGGCATTTAGAGCAAATGCTAGTACTATTACACTAGGTGCAAACGCTACATCTACTACCATAACAACTCAGTCAAACAGTCCAATGACAGTACGTCCAGGTGCAACTGGAGCAGGAAGTCCTGGTATAGCACTTACAGTACAAGGTGGCGCAGGTGGTTCAACTAGCGGGGCAGGTGGTACAGCAGTATTCCAAGGCGGAAATGCAACAACTTCAGGCACAGGTGGTGTTGCAACATTTAGATCAGGTTCAGCAGTAGGAACTAACCAAGTTGGCGCTGACACTATTATTACCGCAGGCAATGGAACAGGAACAGGCGGATCAGGGCTTATTGTATTTAGAACTGCACTTCCGGGTTCGTCAGGACCTGCTGCTAATACAATGGCAGACGTGCTTTCTATTAGTAACCAAGGTTTAGTTACAATTCCAAATAATTTAACAGTTAATGGTAACTTAACAGTTAACGGTACAACGACAACTTTTAACTCAAGCATAGTACAAGTTGACGATAAAAATATTGAATTAGCCAGTGTCGTAGCAGTAACAGGTTTACAAGCAACACTATCAACAGGCACAGCAGTAGTTACTATTACCAGCGGCTCTACAGTTGGATTAATTCCAGGACAAAGTTTTTCAGTAACTTCGGGTACTGGAGCATTTGGTGCAGGTGCTGTTATCCAAAGCATTGACAGCCTTACACAGGTTACTATGACTGTTAATCATCAGACTGCTGGCGCAGCAACATTTAGTTCAAGCGGTGCTACAGATGCTAGTGCCAATGGTGGCGGTATCACAGTCCTTGGCACAGCTAATAAGACATGGCAGTATGATAATACCGCTGGAGTACTAGCATGGTCATCAAGTGAAAATATCAATTTAGTGACAGGTAAAGCTGTGAAAATTAATGGCAGTGACGTTCTTAATGCTACTGTTGTATTTCCTGGGATCGCTACCGCAGCCATTGGTCACCAAACTGCTGCGGCAACAGTTAATATTGGTGCAAACGCTAACAATAACATATTGTCAATACTGGCCAACGGCACGGGCGGCACTGCTACTCTTACCACTAACGTGACCACAGGACAAGTTGATGTTTTCACAGGAGTTACAGGAACTATTAACTATGGTTCTAGTGCTACAACTATATCGGTTGGTTCTACTGCAACTGCTGCTCAAACTATTAACATAGGTAACAGCAGTACAGGTGCAAGTACATATAGATTTGGATCTGGCGCCACAACAAACGGAACAACAAAGACTATTGATATTGGTACATCTGGTATATCTAACAGCACTACCAACGTAAATATTGGCAGTAGTGTTTCTGGAGCATTGGGTACAGTTAACATTAATGGACAAGCTCTTAACCTTGGATCAAACAGCAGTACACTAGTTACAGCATCAGTTGGTCCACAGGTTACTGGCAACACATTAAGAGTAAGAAGTCCGTCAGACGGTTCGGGAGCAGTCAACTTTACCACAGATTTAACCACTGGTACAGTTAACATGTTTGCCGGATTAACCACAGGTACAGTCAACGTTGGTGTTGGTTCAAGTTCAAGTGTTATTAATCTTGGAGGTCCAGGCGGCCAAGTTCGAGTAGGTGCTACCAACGGTGACGCTACATTAAACGTAAGTGGTAATGGCACTGGTGGCACTGCCACACTGGCAACAAACGTAACCACAGGTACAGTAAACAACTGGACTAGTATTACAACAGGTACTATTAACTTTGGCACAGGCGGTGGATCAACAATTAATTTAGGCGGTAACGCTGCCACAGTTAACGTAGGTGGCACGGGCGGTAACGCAACTTTAAACATAAGAGGTAATGGAACTACAGGTACTGCTGCACTATCAACAAACGTAACTACGGGATCTGTAAACTTCTTTACTAGTTTGTCAACAGGTACTATTAACGTAGGTAGTGGTGCTGGCGGCAGATTGTCTGTGTTGTTTAATCAGGGTTCAAGTAGTACTAGCACCGGTGCAATAGTTGTAGCCGGCGGAGTAGGCATCGTAGAAAATCTGTATGTTGGCGGATACAGTCAACATGCTACTGGACTAGTAAGAACCAATGCACGTTTTTCAACATCTGAAAGACACCCTATGGGACATTATAGCCCTGGCGAATGTGTTTTTGAAATTGATCCAACTTGGACACAAACTGAATTACAAAACTTTTTTAATACCAGTGCTGTAACATGGAGCGCAGATGCCACAGCGCCAGGCGGATATTGTATACAGATTGACGGAAATCCTAGTGTAGCATCAGTAGCTTACGGTTCGGGATTCCCATTAATTCCAGTTGACACTAACGATATATTTTATTGTGAAGTTTGGCTGCGTAATGATCCAGCTTATGTGGGACCTGGACATTATATGGGATCAGTTGATATTAATGCCGCAGGTGCTAGTATTGGTGGAAACCCAGGTAGCTTTGGTTATTGGGTAATGAGTAATACCGCAGCATCTACAACTTGGACAAAATACACAGGATATATTACCGGATTTGGTGTTAGTACTGGACAGTTTGTAGCTAACACAAAATACTTTAGCCCAATGGCGCTATTTAATTACTCGTTTACATCTGGTACAAGACGCAGTTTTATCAGCGGTTGGAGATATACTAGAGTCTATAAAGCAGGCCGTAGAAAATATGGCGATCAAATAGCATTTAGTACCGCCACAGGATTAACTGCCACAGGCTCGAACCAAGGAACTGCATTAGCATTGACTGCTGACATAAACAACGTTACAACAACGGCAGCAGGCACCGGAGTAATATTACCGTTCTGGCAAACCGGTCATAGAATTCTTATAAGAAATGGCGGTGTTAGCAATCTTACTGTTTATCCAAACAGCGGAGCACAGATAAATTCTGCAGGAACAAACGCTGGATTTACACTATCACCAGGCGGCTCGCTAGAGTTTATCTGTATGACTTCAACTCAATGGGTAACTGTATCTGCTACTTACGCTTAATTATATAAGGTCAATTACATCAAAAATTGTTTGTAATTTGTTGCGAATAGTTTTGTTACTAAAACTATTTCGCAACCCTTGATGTAAAGGCTTTGGCGGAGATTCGAGCCCAGTCCATGCATAACCACTGTGTTCAGAACTTAACTTTGGAATAAATTCATCGTTGACAATGCATAGGTATGTGTGAAAATTAAAAATTTTATCATTGCTGACAAATGTTTCAATGGGAAAACTTTTAATTATTTCAGGAAAGAATCCAACTTCTTCAACTATTTCTCGCTGAAGACCCTGCCACGGAGTTTCAGACATCTCAGTAGTGCCGCCAACAATGCTCCACACTCCTTGATGCTTGCCATTGGCTTTTTGTAAGTACAGTATTTTTCTAGTGCTTTTTGCGTAGAATATTGCACCGCTACAGACAATTTTTTCTTTAGATTCCAAGGCTCCAGTTTCCTCTTCGATAGTCGCCCTCAAAACTCTTGCTCCAGAATACTCCGTTCCACTTGTACTGTGTGTTAGTATACTCGTTAGTTACGTAAATAATAATATTACTGCTTTCGTCAGCATCAAATATTACATTCCATTTGCTGCCGTCCCATTCAATTATGTCATCTGCTTCAGCAATGAAGTCTGTAAGATCGTTGTTTTTCCAAGCATCAGGACCGTCTTCATTCATATACAATTCATATCTAATAACACTTCCAGATGGAGCAGGATTGTCTAATGTAATATGATAGTTTCCAATCTCTTTGTTGTCAGGAACTCTGCTGCTTCCTGACCCAACTTCGACGTCGTTGACAAATATTTTATGATCGTAAATTTTTCTATGTAATATGTCAGTGTTGATTGTATACACACTATTTTCAGCAGTAAATGTATCTCTTATTCCGCCGCCAATACTTTCTAAAATAAGATATCTAGTACCTGGCACTACATTTGAAGGCCTAGTTCTTCTTGGGTCTATAATAGCATCAAAAGATCCTAAATTAGATCTAAAATTTGATGCAAGCGGCGTGTTCGAAGGAAAAGTATCAGTGTCCCAGTTTACCTGCAATATACTTTCGTCAAGTTGATTTACTGTGCAATATCCAATAACGTATGTACCGTCAGGCTGTTTAAGATAAATCTTACTCAGTCCAGGTTTATACAAGTCTGGATATTGTTCTAATAGTTGAAGCCAAGATATATACTCGCCGTTGCTGACTAATCTTATTTGATTACCACTAACTTGAATATTATCATTTCCTGGCGTAGAATTAATATTTGTCAACGGTGTAGCAACCCAAGATCCATTAATACCTATATTACTGTCGCTGCCAAATCCGTCAACAAATGAATCATTTCTATCAGTTATGCCACCAAGGATACTGGTAACAATATTAGTAACAACACCAAGGCGTTTTACTTTAGCTGGAGGACTGATGTATATAGGAGTTTGTAAAGACAAAGATGCAATATCTATTTCTGTTGCTGTGCCTACAGGTATGCTTCTGCTACTGTAAGTTACTTGAGTAAGATCAACCACCGTTAAGCTAGTCCAGTCAACATAATTATCTGTAGTTTGAATTTCTAAACTAGGATTAAACAACATTAGTATTTGTTCAAGTATTTGTAATTTTTGATCATTACTAGTAGACCATATGTCAGCTTTTACAGATAGCTTATACGGAGTAGGCATAAGACGTTCAATGGTATAACTATTTCCTTGATTGGTAGTATAGTTGCCGTCTTGATTTACTTCACGCTCTCTTACATGTATCTTGCCTACAAAACTAGGATCACCTAAACGACTAGTGTCTAATTCTAATTCGCTTATGTACACTGAAATTCTAGGAGCACTTACTACAGTATTTTCACTATTTTGATTAATGATATTTGCTACTTGTCTATCTGGATCTCCATACACCACAGGAACACGCACCAATGTACCGTCGCCATACTTTACAACAAAGTTGCTCATCAATCTAATGATTTGCAAAAGATATCTTCTTATTTGACCATCGTAAAAATATTGCATTATAAATCAGCCTTTGGTTTAAGAGCTTTACTTACAGCCACTCTTTCATCTGTTGAACTAGAATATAACTGCCATTCTATTTCGTAATTAGTAGGCGCTGTATCGCTAAATGTCAGTAAAACTTTTCCTCCAGTCCCTGAACTAGCAGTCACTGACGGAACTAGGCTATCACCAAAATTAACATTAGCAAACATACCTGCGGCATAAGTTTGAGTAAGAAGATGTTTCTTAAATCCAACAAGGGTAATTTGTCTGCTTGATAGATTAGTGATACCAGTTGTACTTACCAACTTATAAGTACCAATACCACCCGAACCTGAAAGAATAGATTCAATTTCTATATCATTATAGATGTTTGCATCAGCAGGTATTTTTGGTAAATTAAAAACATATCCTTCTTTGATAATTTTACCAGAAGGAATAGAACTTACTGTAAGAACAAGATCAGTTCCAACTGTGGTTATTGATGCGTTAACTTTAAACGATTCAACCTTGTACACATCGCTGGCAATAAATCCAATACCAACTTTATTGTTGTTATTGATAAATGTTCCTTTGAGTGTACTTCTAGTATCAGTATTGGTCATAGTCATACGTACATCGTCTTCTCTTCGTATCCATCGTGATCCATCGTATCGAAATAGTCGATTAGGTAAAAAGTCAGTTCTTAAAAAGTAATCACCATCATAAGGATTACTAGGAAATTGTATTCCGTGACCAAAATCAACACCGTTTTCTGGAACACCGTCTCCGACTAGATATCCTTGATAGCCACTGCGCTTTGGTCTCTTCAACACTCTACTAGCATCAAGGTTAGTAGAAGATGAGTCTGGAGGGAAAGATGTATCATCAACTGATTCTAGTGCAGCATGGCCTGAAGCATCAACAGCCAATGTGTATAAATGTCTAGTTTCATAACCGCTCTTGGGAGCGTCAGCTTCGGCTTGTGCAATTAGCTGATCGTTTATGTCTAATACTTTTTGTTGCGTACTTAACAACTCACGCAGTGTGTTATTAGTTTCTTCACCTGTAACCGGATCAACAATCTTTTTGTCAAATATTTCTTTAAATTGTTGACTGTCTGAAATTTTTGTAAGTTTTAATCTATAAAGATGCGGATACCAAGTTGGACTAAACCCTTCGGCAGCACGGCCTACATCGCTGATAACATAATATCTTGGCAAACTTACATCTAGCTCATTGAGAGCAAACTCATCTTTAAGATGCGGGATTTCTAGAACATCACCGCTAATAGGTTTACGCCCTAGAGTATTAACAAAATCGTTAATATGTATTGTCATATACAATGTGTCGTTATCAAGAAATAAACCAAATTGGCTTAAATTAAAATCAAGATCTTGTACATTGTAAACGCCACGTATCTTGTAAATGCTAGGATCGTACTTTCTATCTCTGTTTTCTAAAAACAGCAGATCTTGTATATTCTTAACGTTGTACGAATCAATAGTAGGTTGATCAGCAGTACCGTTGGCTACTAAAGATGGACCCATATATTTGTGTACGTAGACGTCTGTGCCGCCAACCTGGAACATTTCGCTAGCTTGGCGATCTATAAATTTGTAGTCGTTGCCCTTTTCGGGACGGTAAAGTGATAAACGTGGCATAGTACAGTATTTATTCGATAAATATACTGGGAGACACCAATGTTAGAAA